AAAAAGACAAGAAAAGTGGCAAAAACAAAAACTATTTTAAGAAACTGGGGCCAAACCATTCGTTTGACTGTGAAGGGATGCAAATAATGGCGGCTTACATTGAAAAGCGGCTAGGCACAGCGGACATATTTGAAACACCGTCGCCAAAAGCGCCACAAGCAATCGAGCAGTACGCTGTCAACGCTTGACAGGCTGGATGACTTTATGGGTGGACCTTCTATTTTGCGATATGCTTCGCTACAGTACTGCGAAACGCTCTATGAGCAGTGCCTTGCGGCGCTGGCTGATGGTCAGGGCACCATGGTCATTTCGACTTCCGGCGGCGGCGAGTCTGAGACTCGATCCAGCGGCAATGACGGTGGTATTCCCGTGATGACGTTGATGCGTGCAGTGATGCGGCGGATGCACCAACTTGACCCAGTGAAGTATCCGGAAATTTCTAACCGCCTCAAACCTGACTTTTCCACGTTCCCACTATGAGTTTCATCGAGCAAGCTATCAGGTTTTTTAGTCCGGCAACCGCTTTGCAACGCCAGCGCGCCAAGGCGCAGCTAGAGGCGGGCGACAAAGTGGGCTACTGGCGCGTCGGGGCTCAGTCATCGACTAATCGCCGGGCAAGCGGGCAATCACTGGATCAGCCTGATTCCAGCCGCAACCACACCGACCGGGTGACGTTGATTCGGGAGGCGCGGTGGCTGGAAGAGAACAGCAGCGTGGTCAAAAGCATCCTGCGAAAGTACCGCACCTTTTCGGTGGGACGATTGCAGTACGTGCCGCGCACCAGCTCCGAGGAGGCAAACAAAGCGATTACGGCCTATGTGGAAAGGTGGATGGCAAGCTGTGACCTGACCCGGCGCCATCACTTTCGGGTGCTGGCCGGGCTCGGGGTGACCAGCATGAAGCGGGACGGTGACATTGGTTACATCGTGAGCGAAGTGCCGATGACACAGCTCGACGAGATGCTGAAAATCAGTCCGATCAGGCTACAGGCCATCGAGGCTGACCGTATTGGCTCGATTCCTAACCGCAACGGGACAGACGCGAAGCCGTTTAAGCCGCTCAAAAAAGGCGAGCAGGACTTTTCCGGCGTTGTCATCAATTCAATGGGCAGGCCGATCCGTTACCGGATCTACAATCGCAGCCTGACCGGCGAAATGATGATGCCTGCCATTGAAGTGCCGGCGCAGGAGTTCTTGCACTTGTTCGACCCGACCCGGATTGATTCATACCGTGGATTCTCGGCATTCGATGCGGCAATCACCGACATCAAAGATCTGCAAGAGATTCTGGCATGTGAGAAAATCTCGGTGAAGTACCTCTCGTCGATCAGCGGTGTTATCAATAACGCCGACGGAAGTGCCGATCAGGACGTGTCACTAGACACGACGCACAGCGACTACATGTCGGATGCGGATCGCATGAAAAAAGTAGAACCTGGGGCGATTCAATACTTGGCAGAAGGAGAATCTTTTAACCCAGTCGATTTCAACCGCCCATCTCCGACATTTAACGGGTTCTTGGACACTCTCGTTCGCTCGACCGGGCTGGCTGTCGGGCTGCCATACGGATTTATCTACTCGTGGGCAGGCCAGGGGACAGCCGTGCGGATGGAAGCGGCGCAGGCTGCGCGGGAGTTTGAAATGACTCAGCTAACGCTGGAGGAAAAACTCCTGTACCCGATCGTCATCCGCGTCATCGCGCGCGGTATGCAACTCGGCCACCTGCCAACCGTGCCGGACTTTGATGCTGGAGAATGGCGCTTCCCGGCAAAAGTGACGGCTGATGTCGGGCGTGAATCAAAAGCCATTATTGATGAGATCATGGCCGGAGTCACCTCTAAAACTCAGGTGTGCGCTGACCGTGGGGAAGATCGTGAAATGACTCGCGCTTTTCTGCGCACTGAAGCGATGGAGCTTGTTGAAGATGCGAAGCTGGTGCAAGACGCATCCGGCGGTGTGCTCGATCTACCAACTGCCATCTACATGCTGGAGCGTCGAGCTCCTAATGCGCCAACCGTCGCAACTCCAGTAGCATCGAGCGAAGCTCCGGTGGATGTCGAGGATGAAGTATCCGCCGATGACATTGCTGAGGATGATGCCGAAGCAGGTAGCACAGATTGACATCGGGGTGGCGTGTATGCCAGTCACCGAAGAGCTTCAGACATTCGCCGCATTCCAAGGGAAAGTTTCAGGAAACACCATCATGGGCGTTTCCTTGATTCAGGAAGGCCCGGCGCTCGGCCATGGGGTGTTTGTGGATCGCAAGTCGCTGGGTCAGTTCAAGGCTCTTGCAATGGGCAAGGGACGGGTAAAGGCAAAGCTGAATCACTTCTCTTCGGTGCAGGACACGGTTGGGTATTACGAGAATTTCCGGGTGAGCAAAGGCAAGCTCCTGGCCGATCTGACTCTCTTTGAAGCTCACGGCGGCAAGGACATGTTGCTGGAGATGATTAACAAAATCCCGTCTGCTTTTGGCGTTTCCTTGATGTTTGCAGCGGATGCGCCAGAGCTGGACAAAGAGAGCGGCAACTACATGACCCGCCCGCGCGGGCTATACTCGGCTGACTTTGTAGACACGCCTGCCGCCAATGCAGATGGAGTTTTTTCAGCGGATCAGATTGACAGCGAGGAAAATGATATGCCTACAGAACAGGTGGCTCCTACGCCAGAACCTCAAATTGATTTCTCCGCTTTGATTGCGGAGCAGTTCGCGGCGTTTACCGCTAAGTTCGATGCGGTGGCTACGCAATTTGCTGAAGACAATGCCAAGGTGCTTGCCGAGTGTGAAGCACTGAAGGGCGAACTCAAAGCGTTGCAGGCCAGTGAGCGCGAAATCGACTTGCAGGCCAAGCTTCTGGCCGCTGCTCCTCCGGTCGCCAGCTTTGCTGCTCCGATCAACGAGCCGGAAGTGAAAGGGCCATCGGTCTCGTATCATGATGCCAAGAATCAAGCCATCGGCACCGCCACCGGCCTCGATCGTCTCAAAGCCGTTCGTGCGTTTACCGAAAAATTCCCCACCGAAGCTGACTACGTTTCGGCCAACTCATAACAACTTTCTTCTAAGACCATGCCACAAGCCAATCTTCTCGACATTGCCAAACTCAACGGCTCCGACACCATCGTCGGACTGATTGAAGAGACCCTGACCTACGCTCCCGAGGTTCAGATCATGCCAGCGCGCACGATTCGCGGCACCTCGTACAAGATCGCCTCGCGCGTCTCGTATCCCGGTGTCGGCTTCCGTGCCGCGAACGAAGGCTCGACTCCAAGCAAGTCCGAATTTGAGAACCAACTCATCGAGTGCTACATCCTAAGCGGCGCAGTGCAGGCCGACGTTGCAGTCGCTCGCGCTTACGAGGATGGGGAACAAGCATGGAAAGACATTGAGTCGATCGGCGTCATGCGTCAGGCGATGATTGAACTCGGATCGCAGGTCATCTACGGGACCAGCGTTGACGCGAAGGGCTTCCCTGGCCTACAAGCTATCCACACCGCTTTCAACTCCGGCCTCGTGGTTGATGCTGGCGGAACCACCGCCGCCACCGCCTCCTCGGTGTACGGCATCAATACCGACACCCAAGGCGTTCAGCTCGTGTTTGGCTCCGGCACCACCTTTGAACTGGGTGAGTGGCGCATTGAGAACGTAGGCACCTCCTCGGTGTACCCAGCTCACGTTGCAAACTTGACCGCTTGGGTTGGGATGCAAGTCGGCAGCAAGTACAGCGTGGGTCGCCTCAAGGACGCAACCGCTGATTCTGGCATGGGTGTCACCGATGCCAAGCTGGCCGAATTGCTCAGCAAGTACCCAGTCGGCTACCGTCCGAATTACTGGCTCATGAACCGACGCTCTGCCTTCCAGTTGCAGGTCAGCCGTTCCACCGCCTTCTCCGCTCTCGGCGCTAAATCCGCCACCGGCGCCGAAGTTTTCGCTCCGTTGCCCCTCGAATCCAACGGCATTCCAATTGTAATCACCGACTCCATCCTCAACGACGAAGTCCTCAGCTAAATTCTAAGAATCTAAGACCATGCCTAACGAATTCTCTCGAAACATTCAGGACGCCGACCTGACGAAGGCTCGGCTTCTGACCGCCTCTGACGGCAACGTCACTTCTCCTGACCTCGACCTTGGAACAAACTCAAAAGGGTTTTTCCCTGAGAATACCGAAGTCGAAGTTTTGATTCCTGCGTTGACTGCTACTCAGCTCGCTTCGGCGGACACTCTGACCATTCTGTTGCAGGGTGGATCGGCGGTCACTCCGACGACCAGCTTGGGCCTGTCGGCAGTGCTGACCGGAACAGGAAGCGCAATTCCTCAAACATCCTTCCGCTTCCGGCTGCCTTCTCCTGCTCCGCGCTATGTGAACGCCAAGTTCACCACAGCCGGCACTACGGGCGACATGAGCGCGGTGAGCGCCTCAGTCAGACTGCTGACCTAGTTTTTGGTGTTGGGGTGTTTTCATGTGGGCGGCTGACAG